CACCAAAGGACAGGTACAATCTGGTAATATGGATACCACCCTTATGAATACTATACGCATGTCTCTATATGTGAGATTTACCATGGAGAGAGGTGGTTATATTTATGAAATCGATTTTGTTGTCTTATCTAAAGGAGACGATGTTATAGTATTTTGTACTTTGACCATATCAAACAATCATGTGCAATTACTATTTGAAACAATATTTGCCTCTAATTTGGATGTCGATGAGCATGGGCTCGGACAAGTTATGAAATATATTAAGATAGGTCGTATCGAAGACATTGACTTTTGTTCAACTGCTACATTTAGAACTGATGATGGTAGATATCGCATTATAAGACAACCACTCAGATTTATGTTGCTTACACCATGGTCAGACACAATCAAAGAATATGAAAATGATTTAGAAATGACAAAATATATACGATATAATATAGGTTATTCAATGCTAGCATGGTGCAAAGGACTGCCTATATTTGACAAATACGCTAAACACTTGATGAAATATAATGCCGATTATAAAGTAACCCAATCCAAAATTGATATGCTGAACGCCAAACAGCAATTACCAATGACGCAAGAAGAATCAACATGGGTTAAAGAACACAACCTTGATAACCACACAAAATTGGAAAAAGTATTATCGAACGGTAGCTATTGGTCTGCAGATAGAAAATATAGTGATGAATGGGTGAAAGAAACGGACAGACAGGATTTATTGAACGATTGGGCAGTGAGATATAATATTGATGAAGCTGAAATAATTGAACTAGAAAACCAAATTGAACAAGCAGGCCAATTCGACGAAATTACCACACACATTATGGCTAAATTTGCTAACCCACGACTATGAACTATTGCTTCCATATAAATATTATATTTAATATAAATTTAATATATCATTATATTACCAATTTGTATCTTAGCATCAAGATCCTTATCCCACGCGTTAAGAACAAATTGAAGCCTATGGGAAAAGAAATTGGGCCCCATGGTGTTTAAAAGGCAGCCCAGCCCTCAACAAGAAAATTAGTATAGTCAAATTGTAAATTTAATATTAGCAGTTAGATTGTGTCGATCTAACTGATTTAATATAGGGCAGCCGTAACCACCCGGTAAAGAAAGAGTGGAAAGGCCAGGTACCTTAATCCTGGATTTAATTATGAATCACATATACCAGTGGCGTTAAAGCAGCCTTCACGGGTCTGGTATAGTG